GAGGCACCAATTGTGCATATTCGTGTACTTTGATTCTTGAAAAAGCTGTATCTCCTTTTCTGATATTTAATCGGCTTATCACCTCGGAGCCATCTGTGTTTTCATCCACCAAAAGGATTCTGGGGTAACTGTGCTTTGACCAATAACCTGATGTCTGGATGTCTCCAAGGCCAGGCCCTGAACTTACCCCGTTATAGCCGTACTTTTTAGGAGAGCCTGCTGGGAGGGTGGGACCAACACCCGGTGTCGCAGTTAACATGTTCTTATGCTGATCTGCGAATATATTCAAGTTATAGAGCAAGAAGCACTGATAAGCTCCTCTGATAATCCTAGCGTTTTCACCAGAATCATCTCCTTCTTGGGTTAATTCTTCTGCCGTTTCTTCACGGCGCTTATAGTTGCCTGTTGAGCTAGCTGCCCGGCTGGCTTCCAGCGCTTCGTGAGCCATCTTTGGAGAAAGATCTTTACCAGATGTTTTAAGCTTTTCTAACTCTGTGGCTATTATGCCAAGTTCTGTTTTTGCTTTTGTGAGCTGTATCTTTTGATCTGGTGTTCTCTTCTTTGGATCTATCTTTTCAACTTCTTCCACCAAAGTCGTCATATTTTCGATCTTTTCTCGTAGATACTCTGCTGCGCGTCCTCCTGTCTCGTAGCGTTCAGTATAACTCCATTCTACCTTTCTAGACAGTTCAGTTCCCGTGTTGATTCCAAGCCCTAGCCCCTTGATCTGGGTATAGTTAGCTTGAGCAGCGGCGTTAATACTAGCATAATCAGCTTGCTTTGCTTTTGGCATCTACTTCTTCCTCACTTTGCCATTAAATTAAAATAAGACACAACTCTCTCTACTGGTGTCGGAATATAGATAGTCATACCCAACTTTACATGTCCTTCTGTCGGCTTTTCGTTGTACCAAGCGATAATCCACCAAAGCTTTGGATTACCGTAGTATTGGTTTGCCAGTTTATAATATTTATCCCCTAACTTCCAAATATGCTTTTGTCGAACAAACTGCCCTCTAACACTAGCTGTCAAGGGTGGCCAACGGGGGGTGCGATAATGGGTTATCTTGGATAAACCTCTCTGTTCAAGAAACTCTTCGTAGAGTTCCTCAGTATTTTCTATTAGATTTTCGGTTCCGTGTCTTGGCATTGTTTATTCCTAGTTAAGTCAAGGAGGAAGTCACTTCTTCCTTCCTCGCTTCATCCTCGGCGGGGAAAACTCCCGAATCAGACTCACCCGTGTTGGGGAAAACTCCCGAATCAGATTCACCCAGTCGATCTGCCAACCTCATCACAGAAGTCCCCAAGGGCTCATCATGAAGAACAGTTATGTCCAGGCTAACGTTATATCCCTTTGGATAAAGCTCAGATTCCATCTCTTTGCCGTCCCCATCCATCAAACTCACATAAGGAAGCTGCTGAATATCACTGCCAAGAATGGGAGCAAAGGAAAGGCTATCCAAAATACAAATCAAAGGACCATTGGTGTTCTTAGCCGATATAAGGTTGGCATACTTTATATTCAATAATGGAGGCTTTGCCAAGGTCAAAGCATTTGACCTATTCAAATAAACAGGATATTGAAACTCCATTAGTTTTCGAATCATTTGATAATGAACCTTTGCTTCAGAAATCACGCTTTCTCCAAGCTTGAACTTCATGCTGATCTTTCTGGTCGTTCCTTGATAAGTTGCGATCTCATCCATTCTTCCAAAGACAGCTTCTTTATTCCATTTTGGAGTAACTGTGTCGCTGAAACTTTCCAGTTTTAGCGTAGGAATAATAATGGCTTCACCTGTCGCAATATGCTCGACGATTAGTGGAAAATGTATTCCAGTCTTGGCCACAGCATCCTGTGCCTTTTTTCCACCACCACCTGTTGTCCAGTGATTACCGGTACCATGAGACATTTATCTTCCCCTCCTACAATAACTAGACATCTTGTATTAAACCTTGCTCAATCATTTTTATAACTGAATCATACATTGTGCTCGGGCCTGTATTTGGTCCCCCATATTTGCTGACCTCGACATTATTAACAACCGTTGCAAATTCTTTTCCATCAATACTAAGATTTACATTGATGGTGGGAGGAGGCCCTAGGTTACCCCCAGAAGCCCTGCCCCCTCCAACTGCGGCTACCGCTGCGGCGGGACCAGCAGCTAATGAAGTAGCTACCATTGTGGCTCCCAGAGCGACTGTTTTCATTGTGTCTAGGCTGTTGATATCTTCTACAATGCTATGTATGGCCATGGCTGTAACCAACATGCTCTCTGCTAACCCTGTTCCAAACTCGCCTAAAGAGTTCACCATCAGCGAAATGCCGGCAGCTGCTAAGCCAATGCTGATTCCGATTGATAACATTGCTGCAGCAAAAGCGAGCAAACCTGGCATAGCAGCTGTCAAGCCTGTGCCGACAGCGCTCACAGAGCCTCCAAAGGCCCAAAATGCTGCTGTAGCTATACCTAAAATTGTAATAAGGCCTGGAGAAGCAGCTTTAACAAAGAGCACGTATGCTATTAGCATCATAGCTGCTGTTAGGGTACCATACGTAAAAACCAATGAGCGCGCAGCAGCCAAGTTTGCCGAGAAACTAATTGTTAAAATATTTGTTTTAATGGCACTAGCAACAGCTGCAACTTTGTAACCCACCATTCCTACAATCATAAGATCCAAATGCTTAATAATAGGGCTAAATACCTGAAGCAAACTTTTGAACATGGAAACAAGAGGTCCAAGTTCAACTGCCAATCCCCTCATTACTTGTCCCAGCTCTTCCAATATAGTATTAAACTGGGCTGTTTGTTTTGCTAGCTCTGCCATGTCTTCTTGAGATTTCTTGGGCTCTCTTATTAGGTCTATATCTCCGCGCATCATAAGAGCAAGCTGTTGCTCATTTAAACCTATTGCCGTTGCTAATGCCTTTCTTTCATAATATTCCATATCATCAAAAGACTTTCCGGCCATATCGACCCTTTCTTTTAGGATCTCAAAACGCTTTGAAGGATCGGTCTCTGCGACAAGTTCTAGCGTATTTAGATATGGACCCCCAAGAAGAGCATTTAGTTTGCCCACGGAATCTGCTGCACCATCAAAAGTATCAAACTTTTTAGTAAGAGCAAGCAGATCTGCCATAGCTAAGCCAGTATTCTTGGCTTGAACTTCAAGTTTCCTGAAAGCGTCAACCCCATTGTCTCCCAAAGCAGCAATAAGAGGCCCCATTGTCTCAAAATCACTTGCTATCTGATCAACAGACACTCCCAAGTCCTGTGCAAAAGTAAACAGCTCTCTTTGAAGCCCAGCTGCCTGCTTTGTGCTCATACCCAGAACCTTTGTCGCGAACTGAATGTTTTTTGCGCTAGTTTGAGCTGATACTCCTAGTTCGTTTAGCACGGCAACGTTTTCCGCCAGCTCTTTTTGCTGGTTTTCGGACATCTCAGTAAAATCTGTAACATTCAGGAACAATGTCTGAATAGATTCGCCTGCTTCTGCAGCGCTCACACCAGCTGTGAAGAGGCCACGCTCCAAGCCTCTAATATTGTCGTCAAACTCGCCAGAAGCTCCAGTAGATTTTCGAAAGTTGACCACTGCCTGATCTTGCGCGATGGCAAGAGCCACTGTGGCCTCGACCGCTTTATCAATAGTTGAGGTCATAATACTCGTACCGTCAACAATCTCGCTAAGACCACTCGTCATACCTTCAAGGTAACTGGGATCTGTCAGGAACTTGGTAAAGCCATGCTTAGGATCTCGTGTGATACCAAACCATCGCGCTGCAAAGTTTTCTGCCTCATTGAGGCCCTGTCTTCTGATTTCTAGGGAGCGCTGCTGCCTGGCATTCTCTGCGTGCTGCCTAACTGCAGCCTCTTCATCCAAGATACCGGCTTTTCTGTCTATTTCAATCTTCTCTTTTGCAATGTCTAAAAGCGCTTGCTCCTGTTTGAGCTTTTTCTCTCCAAGACCTACTACTGTTTCACCTAAGCCTTTTATAGATTCATTTAAACTAATCTCTTCATTTAAAAGTTCGATGGACTTCTCTAAGTCAGCAACGCGCTGTTCTGCTGACTTACCTCTTCCTTCTTCAATACTTTCTAATTCACGTAGGCGTGCCTCCTCGTCGCTAGTAAGACTGGCCTTTGCGCGAAAATATTGTATTTCTGCTCTCTGCGCCGCAGTTAATGCCATTTATTTGCTCTCCATTACTTGAATGGCCATTTTAAGCCCGTTTCTCTTTCAAAGCCTTTGATAGCGTTATCTAGTTTCGCTCTATTCTTGTAGGTGGTAGGATGATCTAAGCCATATCTTTTTACAACTTCCAAATAGCTCTTCTCTCCTCCAATAGCCTTGGCAAACGATTCCACCTCTCTTCGACTACCTTTGACTGATAAGGGCAATGAACGACCACTGAACATGGCCCCCAATATATACTCAACCCATCCACCAAACATAGCCAAAAAGCTTTCATTTAACTTTTGCTTTCTTAGTTCGTTGAAGTCTATTGTGATTGTTGCTAGTTTGCCTTCAGTGAGCGCGCGCGACCTTGTCCACGTAGGATCGGCCAATAAAATTTCCCAGTCATGCATTGCTTTGTTGTAAATATCAACCAAAGGTTGCCTGTAGTTTTTTAAAAATCCATTCCAGCTAGCTCTTGATACGTCAGCTCCTGGGCGGGGTGGATTAGTATAACCATAGGCGCGCGTCTCTTGATTATTCTCTGTCTTGTATTTCTCTAAATAAGACTCAATCTTAGCGTCAAAATCTTTTAAATATTCTCGGACTTTATTGTTTATTTTTGTTTGATTCTGTCCGATACGAGGAACAAGAGTCTTTGAGTAGAACTCTTGATACTCTCTCGTTTTAGAGAGCTTGCTGGGGAGGACTTCTGCATCAGCAATCGCCCCCCTTGATATCTCGTTTACGGACGACTTAGTTAGTAGTTTTATGTGCTCAGTAATACCATCTATTCGAGCGCGCCATTCGGGCTTAATATGTCTCCCAAAATCAAAAAGATGTTCAGTCCCCTCAATACTAATCGCTACGGGTGCGGGTGCACGGATACCATAAACAAACTGGTGCGCCGCTTGAGCTTGACTTCTTGCCCTGGGCACATCATATGTTCCAGGTGCAGTTTCCGGGGGATGATATTCGTTGGTAGGCTCTGGTCGGTATCCCAAGAACTTTTTGAGTTCTTCCTGTTTGAAGTTTTCCGGCATTGATATCACAAAATCTGGCATCAGCTTCTTGAAATCAATGGGCGAGGTACCAAAATCAGCAACAGCAACTAAACGAAAAACACCAGTAAGCTCCGCTACTATGTGCTCAGGAAGACCACCATATTTATCTTGAGTCTCTTTGGTCTTCACTTGTTGTGTTGATTGCTTTAGATCGACTGCTCTAACATACTCTTCCAGCGACCCTTCCAACATCAGGTCAATCTGCTGATCCAAGCATTCATATCGTCTTTGCGACCTTTCCAGCATTAGGTCGATTTCTCTATCAAGATTGCCCATTAATGTTGCTCTCCCTATTACATAAATAGTTTCCAGAAACAAAAAGGCCGGAAGTCTTAAGGACGACCGGACTTTGATTATCTTTTAGATTCTTCTAGCTTTTCTTTTTCTTTTTCAAATTGCTCAACAAGTCTTTGCAAGAACCAACGACGAATGGTTATAGGGAGGTTATAAGCTTCCATAAACGACCAATTTCCGTGGTATTTCAGAAGAAATAACTCTTCATAAACATTCGCAATATAATCATTGCTTAGACCAAAAAAAGTCCACCGTTAGGGGGATATCTACCTCCTTCTCGAATCCGCATACTCCACAAGTGAAATATTGAGTCATATCCAAGCCTGGAACGACTTTGAGATATGCTGCTCGCAGATAACGAGAGTCAAAAGCTGGTAAAGCATCAATCACTCGACTAATAGTCTTATATTCATCAACTCCGTTTACAGATACAATAATCTTTTTTAGTTGATCAGTTAAGTTTGTCTCATGGGCTCCACGCTTCTTGGCTTGTTGCATTTTCGCTGCAAGCTCATTCTCATCTTTAGAGGTCAAAAGACGAACTTCCACCTCAAAGCTTGTTCTGGGCAGTTTTACAATGAAGGTATTATTCTCTGTAGGCGTAATATCATAATCATCAAAATCGTCACCGACATATACTTCTACTTCCGATAAATCAAATGTGTTTTCAGAAGGCTTCATGCAAGCGGGACAAGTTACTTTTGTAGTATATTCTGCTCCGAACCCATTAATACGGGAAGAAACAAGAATAGCATTCTTATCGCCAGATAATAAATTGCCAACACTAATCCTCTTATTTAAGAGAACATTTTGAAGGAACCTATCGATTGCTAACCCTTTCTTTAAAAGTGAAGGAGAAGTTAGAATATCTTCATCCTTTGCAGTCATAAATTTGATTTCAATGGTCTCTTGCCCACAAAGTGGATGACCCTCTGGATAATATCTGCCTTTTGAAGGTAGATCTACCAGCTCCGTTGGGGTTGAAAAGTCCAACGGAATTCTTGCTTCATCAGAGACCATTGCAGGAGCGGGATCAGCCGCTGCTGTAAGCCTCTTACTGTTATCTCTCATAAACACCTCTTGTTGTTATTATTTGCTAAAATTCCAAGTCTCAAGCTCATTGGATTTATCAGACGTTGCAGACCCATCAAAGTTAGTTTGGGTAAAAGCTTTTGCTGTAGGATCCTTATAGTATTGGAAAGAGCGTTCTGTTGTGTCTCTGATTCCATTATATTCGTAAGATGGTCCGGAAGCGTGACTTCCAAGATCTTTAGAATACAAACCATGCTGAATACAAGTAAAGCTCGTATATCCAAGCACAACAGTTATCTCAACAAACTCATCACTTGAGTAATCTAGTTTGCCAAAGTTGATCGACTTTATATATGCCTCTTCAAGCTCCCAAGTCTCAAGTGCTATTGCCTTGTGTTTACCACTAAGCTGGAGGGTTCCGTGATCCAACTGCTCAAAATAAACTCTACCAATAGATTTTCGAAAAACATCACCATCAAAGTTGCCTAGGTTTTTATTCGATTCACCACCAGCTGTCTCATCTAGATATCCAGCCCTCCTAGCCAAGCGAAGAAGCTTCCTGCTAGCATTTGGATATGACGGATCCACCAAGGTCATAGTTATATCTGACATCTTGGGAACACTGAGTATCTTTTCATCTGGGATTTGAGAACCAACATTTGCTTCACCTTCGTTGGCTACTTTAAAAGTCATTGTTGGCTTATCGATGCTTTTCGCATACCAAATAAAGGGATCATCCTCATCCACATCTTCATAGCCTTGTCTGGAGCCTGCTTCATCTTTAAAGGTCAAGCCTCCAAAGTAAACCTTAAACCGAAACTGTCTTTTCGGCTCCCATGGCGAAACATTTGTCCAAAAAGCCTCACTAGACATCTAAGCCTCCTTGCCTACGGACCAGCGAAGAACTTATCGCCATCTGCAGGATTGGTTCCCTTGGATTCAAAAGATGCCCAATCATACTTAAATTTCATAGTTACTTCAAGCAAGTCATCTGAACTATAATCTAGGTCTCCAAAAGTAACTTCCATAACCCATGCATGGTTAAGTGTCCATTTCTCTAGCCACTCGCCCTCTTCATCAATTTGTTCAATAATGACATTTTCTAAAGCTGCGACGGAGCCTGCCTTCGACATAGAAGCAAAGTCTACATCATGAACAACTCCTTGTGGAATCCTATATCCTGCTGCCTCAAGAAGAAAAGACATTGAACCTGCCAAATCTGGATCAACAGGATCAACAAAAGTAACAGAAACCTCTGTCCAAGAAGCCCGTCCTGGCCAATAGTATGTATGGTTTAAATATTCGTGCTTAGCCTCGGTGAAAGACACCTTTGGCTTATCTGCTTTTTTGGCATACCAAATATAGTCGCCATCTGCCAAACCAGGGATCTGTATCCGAAATCTAAAACCTCTTTTAGGATCTTGTGCTGGTGCGGCTGTCCAAAAATTCTTGGCCATTATTGTTAGTCTCCTATTATATTCTAACTAGTGTAGAGAAATGATTTTTCCCTTTAGTCCTCAAAAGACGCGCCAGAGCGCATAATAATAAAGTCAATCGCAATAAACTCTACGGCCCTTGTCGGCTTGATTAAAATTTTCGCATACATAATGTTGCGATCAACAAGGTCTGCTGTTGTTGTCGACTCATCTAGGACCACCCGGAAATCGTCAATACCGAAACCAACTTTTACTCCTCCCAAGAACCGATCTGCGCGGCCCTTGAAGCTGTTCCAAGTAGCTTGAACATTAGGCTGGAAGAGTGTTGTCGAGGCAATACCAGAGATACCACGCTTGACGTAGATCATTAGGCGTCGGACGTTGATTCGGTCCAAGGCAGACTGTGTAGCCTGCAAGGTCTTTTGTCCATATACCACAA